AACACATCACAAAAGCACTAGAAGATCATGATCTCTCGGTCAGAGCAGCAGCAATCAAACACCCAAATGTAACTTCAGAACACATCACAAAAGCACTAGAAGATCATGATCTCTCGGTCAGAGCAGCAGCAATCAAACACCCAAATGTAACTTCAGAACACATCACAAAAGCACTAGAAGATCCGGATATTAACATAGAAGCAATAAAAAGTCCCGCAGCAAATGAGTCGCACATCTACAAGGTACTTGGAGACAAAAAATTTAGTGGGCCATATTTTGCTCTTCTCAGAAGAGAGGCAATACGTCATCCAAATGTAACTGAAGAGCATATTTCAAAAGCACTGGAAGATGATAGTACCGATGTCAGAGCAGCCGCAGCCAAAAAACAAAACTTGACCCCAGAACAAATCTCAAAAGCGTTGGAGGATAGTGATGTCGCAATCAGACGCGCAGCAATCCAAAACCCAAATGTAACTTCAGAACACATCACAAAAGCACTAGAAGATCATGATCTCTCGGTCAGAGCAGCAGCAATCCAAAACCCAAATGTAACCGGAGAACACATCACGAAAGCATTGGGGGACAAAGATGTTGTAGTTAGAATGGGAGCAATTAAAAATCCATATGCAACATCAGAGCATATCACGAAAGCATTGAGCGACCCTGAATATGAAGTTAGATATGAGGCAATTGCACATCAAAACGCAAAGATGGAACATTATGAAAAAGGGACGGACGATCCAGACCCAGCGGTCAGAAGGTTAGCAAATAGTAAATTTGCGGCCCTTAGATTTTTGGCACTACACTTTGGAAACATGCAATAAAATGAAACAGAAATTAATTGATGCACATATGGAAGTTGCGGAAGTTTACTCCAGACTATCAACTGCAATCAAATTGAAAGTTGGTTGTCTGATAGTCAAAGACAACAACGTGATAAGTATGGGATACAACGGCACTCCAGCAGAATGGGATAATGTTTGCGAGGACATTCGTGAGGATGGGACTATGGTTACAAAACCAGAAGTCATTCATGCAGAAGCAAATGCTATAGCCAAACTTGCAGCATCACCCATATCCGGAAAAGGTTCCAGTGTTTTTATTACTCATGCTCCATGTCTTGAATGCGCCAAACAACTAATGACCATGGGGGCTAAAGAAGTTTTCTATCGCAATGACTATCGATCAGTAAATGGAGTGGAATTTCTGAACCGTTGTGGAATTCCAACCATGAAACAATCAGGAAACCCAAAAGATGACACTAAAAAATAAAAAAGCAAGTTTTGTCCATTACGAATGCTCATCATGCAATGGCGTGTTTGATGTCAGACATGATATGGATGAGGTCTACAGAATCCTTTTTTGTCCATTCTGTTCAGAAGAACTTCTTGAGGAAGATGATTCGTCTGTTCTGGAAGATCAGAGCGATGAGGCTGAATCGATGACAGATGATGACTATTATGGGCCATTCTGAGAATGGAGTAAAGTGGGTATACGAAGATTCTGAATTTGATGAGACCCCAGCAGATCATGTTGGATTTGTGTATTTGATCACGAACAAGACCAATGGAAAAAAATACATTGGTAAGAAACTTTTCTGGTCATCCAAGACAAAAGTTCTGAAAGGAAAGAGGAAGAAGACCAAAGTTGAATCTGACTGGAAAATCTATTGGTCTTCTTCCGAGACTCTGAAGAATGAGATTGCTCTGGTTGGTACGAGCAATTTTGAGAGAAAGATTTTGCGCCTTTGCAAAACAAAAAGTGAGGCGAATTATTTTGAGGCTAAAGAGCAATTTGTTAATGGGGTTCTGGAAGACCCGGACAATTGGTACAACGATTGGATTTCTGTCCGGGTTACCAGAAAACATCTAATCAAAACAATTCAAGATCAGAAACAGGAACAATAGAAATATCAATCTTCTGATTTGGGTAGTGTTTCTCATTTACCAGTCTGATCTCATTCACAGGAATCTTTTCCAGAGTTGGAAAGACCCCAATAACTCTGGACCTTCTGACTCGATTCATTGAGTCCAGCAAACGAACTTCCACAACATACCTAGGATCGATATTCATCAGGACCATCCTTCCTTGTCTGGTTTAGGTAGGGGTAACCACGCTCTCATACAACAGACCAATAGTCTCAAAGTCTTTTTGATCGACATCGAAATTTTGCTTATGATACCACTGAGCGAGTTTACGCAAATACTTTTTCGGAATCTCGTGATCCTCGCTTTTCGTGTTTAGAATCTCTTTGATCAGATCACGTTCCGCCTCAATCCGACTGTAAGAATCAGAAATCTCACGAATTGCATTAAAAATTGCCTTTCGATCTTCAGGGTTGCTCATAACTTGTTGCATATAACATCTCCATGATGAATTGTTCTACCACAAATCCCCAGCTACGTTTTTCAGAAAAACCTTTGAATCAGAGAGGATACTTTCTGGAGCAAACCAACTTTTTTAGAAACTCCCTTTCCAGACTCTATTTTATCAGATTTCTCTATTGATGTCAAGTGGCTGGGGATAATACTTTTTTTAGTGGTGGTCTTCCTCTTTTTCTTTTTTCTGGTGCTTTTTCTGATGAGACCTTTTCTGAGGATTCTTCTTTTACCACAACTTCTGGTAACAGTCCCGGAAAAGTCTGACGAATCAATTCTTCAGTCAGAGACGGGTACATATCGGTCAGTTTTTTGTCTTTAACTTTACACAAGAGTTCAGCCTCAGTCCAATGAATTCCTTCCAGAAGTTGAATGAACTGTTGTTCTTTGCGAGTTTTGGTGATGTTAACATTTGGATCAACCCAGACATACAAGCGTCTGGCCACTTGATACAAGGTGACATCAGAATATCCGATTGGGGTATCGGTTTCTTTCTTGAATGGTGGCTCCCCTTCCGGAAGATTCATTTTCATGAATGGGTTAAAGTTAAGTTTCAGCAAGTCCAACATTGCCGGTGATTGATTTCGTAACAGAATTTCTTGTTTTTCCGTTAGCGTACTGGCTTTCTCGGCCATTGTAAAAATTTCTGGAATGATCAGGCGCATTCTAAAAGTCCTCGATTTGAATTAACAGTTGTTTCATTCGATGCTTCATAAAATAGTCATAAAGCTTAGAACGATCTTTGTCTGGTTGCATGACAAAGCTATTTATGATCTGAGACTCGATGCTCTCGGGAATCTCTGAAAAGTCAATCAAACGCTTGTTTCTCTGGTAATTCTCCAGCAAATTCAGATCAGTTTTTTTCCATTCGGCAAGTCTGATAGCAGTAATTGGTTTTTGTCGAACTCCGCTCACCAGACAATCATCTGTCGAAAGGACATTAGGAACACCATCACCGAAATCTCCTCGCATGATGTGCTCATACAAGTAATTTTCTGGATCATTTTCCCGAAGCATCTTTTTGGTCACTGGAGCATACTGCTCAACAGTTTTGTACTTCTGAAGTTGCAGAAAATCTTGATCTCCAGAGATTATCAGGAATGGGCTATCTGGATTTTTTGAGGCTTGCCATTTTGCCATAACAGCAATGATATCGTCTGCCTCGGCACCATCAACGCTCAACACTGGATAAGGAAAGGATTCCGAAATTTCCAGACTAACCAGACGCATGATATCAAAGATGCTTTTCCAGTCGATTCCTGAATTGTCTCGATCTTTTTTACGATTTGCCTTGTAGTATGGAAATGCCTCTTTTCTCCAGCTAGGCACACGAGAATCAGTTGCCAGAACCAGTTGTCCGTATTTTTTGGAAAACTTTTTCTTGTAGGACAAAATGCAATTGATGATCATGTATCGCATCAATTCCTCATCAACCTCGATGTCTTTTTGTCCCTTTATCTCAGCCATCAATGTGGAGATGACAGTATGTGAAAAATCAACAAGTATCATGATATTGTTGCTCCTATTGTACTACTCGGATGATCAGAGTGTCGGAATTGATGCGCCCAGTTACTGGCTGAGATTTTGCCTTGATGTTGTCCATAAATTTCCGAAGCTGGACTTTGCCAGAACCCCGAAGCTCTGCCAACTGTTCTTCTGGCTTTCTGAGAGTTTTTTGTATTGATGTCTCAACATCATAATTCTGAAGAGTGCTTCCCTTCACGCGAATTCCATTTGTGGCATCAGAACGATAGACTGCAAGTTTTCGAGTTTTGGTATTATAGACCCAGACCTGAGATGCGCCCAGAATGTCTGTGACGGTAACTGAGGCGATCTTCAGTTCATCGTCCTTAGTTTTGTACTTCAGGCCCTTGACTTGTACCAATGGGGGCTTTTCTTTTTTCGCTCTGGGCTTGCGGTTTGCTTTCTTGAACTGACCAAAAATATCAGAATCTTTCAGAGTCTGTTCCAGAAATGCAATCAGTCTTTTAAGAGTCTGTTTGTTGAAATTGCTGTATGCCTCAATGACATCGGGGTCAGTTGTCCGAGATACCTCCGAAAATTCATCAAGTTTCTGTTTAGCCCAACTTTTTACATCAGAAACCCCAGCCAGAGGAAGCTCCTTGGCTTTCATATCCGCCAAAACGGAAAACGTAAACGTTTTATCTTTTGCATAGGAGTCCAGAACGCCCTCAAGTTCTCCCAGATACGCAATGAGTTTTGCCTTGATGTTTTCTTGAATGTTGTTGGCTTTCTCGATCACAACAACGGTCTCGGAAGATTCCTCAGCAGAAAGTTCTGCTTCATTCTCCATAAAGAAGTAACTCAGATTCCCACAATATTTATTCAGATCGGAAATTTCCTTTTCCGAGAGCTTTCCTCCCAGAGCGGAAATACGAGAAATCCAACCACGGGCCTGACTAAAATTTGCCTCAGACAACTTCTGAACATATCGCTTTTTCTCTGCTCCAACATAGTCTTGCAGAAATTGACGAGAGTCTTTTCGGTCCATGTTAGAGGAATACCAATTGAGAATACTCACCAGATTCATTTTGTAATCTGATGCTTCAGGATTCAGGGCCAGAATAGCCTGAATGGGTTCTTTCTTCGTTCCAGATGTTGTTGTACGCATGGGGTGTCCTTTAATTGAAGATTGAATTGTATCATCTCAGCATAGATTGTCAAGACAAATTTGCGATAAATAATAATTCAGAAAAAAGTGCGAATAGTAATTGACATCTTTTTTGAAAAGTGTATAATTCTAAATGTGCTGATTGATCAGGAGGATTCAAGAATGGCCCATAAAACTGTTCGTAACATTTGTGCTGATTATGGTCCTCGAAAGGGTCTTGAGGGTCCGTTTGGGTTTAACGGAATGGTGTTGTACTACGACACCAAGGAAGGAATGTATTATGATCCCCGCAGGGATATGTATCTCTCCAAAGAGGAATTTGATTTGATACAGTCTTTCAGCGAAGCAATTTTTATGGATTGCAAATAATGCGTTATGTTATCTCCGAAATTATTGATGGAAAAAAACTCCGAGGGGGGAGTCTGACCATCACATCATCCGATCTAGTTTCTGCGAAAAGGCTTGCAGAAAAAGCGAAATTGTACGATAATTCTGTGATGGAAATTTCGTATGTTAATGGTGATGTTGTGGCAAAACAAAATATAACTGGAGAATGGGCATGAAAAAAAAGCAAGTCAAAAAAACACAAAAACCGCGAAACATGATCGCTAAAGATCTGATGAGCGCAAAGTATCATCAGAGGGTTGTGGTGATGGCAACATTGTATCGCCGCAAGGACAAGCACCCAAATAAGTTTTCCGTTGAGGTATAATGAGTGCAAAAATAATATCATTTCCGGGAAGAAAGCGAGAGGCCACTGATCATCAGGTCATCAATCTCTCGCTATACTCCGATGAGGAGATTATACTATCCATCATTGCCCTGAATAGCTTTGGGTTCATACCCAGAAAAGTTACCATTGCAAACTTGGTTGACCAAGACCCATTTCATGTGATATCATGCATTCGTCAGGCAAAAGAAAGTCACATTTTTTCTGATTTGTCAAAACAAGTATTTTCCAATATCATAGCATCATTTGAGGTTGAAAACCATGAACATATTCTTTCTGCATTCAGACCCTGAAATTTGTTCTCAGATGCACAATGATAAGCATTGTGTGAAAATGATTCTGGAATATGCTCAACTCATGTCAACCGCACATCGAGTGTTGGATGGTAAACTGGTAGGCAAAAATTATATGATGTCAGATGATAACAAAGAGCAGTCTCTGTATAAGTCCACACACATCAATCATCCTAGCGCAATCTGGGTAAGGCAATCTGATAAGCATTATTACTGGCTGTACTGGCTCTGGCGGTGCCTGATGTCCGAGTACACATATCGATACTACAAAGTTCATGCTTGCGAAATGCGTCTGGAACGTGTTCTCAAGCCTGCCCCATTCAATATCAATCAGAATTCCGAATGGGTCGATCCTCCAATGGCAATGCCGGATAAATACAAGGTCGGAAATGCAATTCATGCTTATCGACAGTATTACATTCACGAAAAGGCGCATATCGCAAAATGGAAAGATCGCAAAGTTCCAGAATGGTATGTTCATTCTAACCAATAAAGTAGCCTACTATGCCAATCTATCAGTATCAATGTAACAACTGTGACCATACTTTTACTCGTCTGTTAAGAATGGATGATCGTAAAACTCCTGAGAATGAAACTTGTGAGAAATGTCAGGCTAAAGATTCTGTACGATTGAGTCTGTCCGCTATTCCAATTGGAGACCCGGTCAGACTTGGTATCAGAACAGTTGATGATGGGTTTCGTGAGGTTCTCTCAAAAATCCATGAGAGAACTCCCAGAAGCAACCTGAGCAACAAACTATCCAGAAAGTAACATGGATTTTCTTAGCCAACAATAGCAATCGGGACACTTCCATGTTGGGACTGTCCCTTTTTTCTTAAGGAAAAATAAAAATGGCAAAACGTCAGGAAAGGGCAGAAGCAGCAGCAACAACGAAAGAGGCCAAAATGACTCTGGTCAATAAACAACTCAAATTGAGAATTGATGACCTATTCGTTTTTGATGCATTGACAGACACACAGAAAACATTCTATAATCTGTACAAGAAAAATCTCCCTATAATGATGTTACATGGAGTAGCCGGAACAGGAAAAACTTTCATTGCTCTTTACAAGGCTCTGGAGGAAACTATGGATCGATCAACTCAGTACGAGAAAGTTCTGATTGTTCGATCAGCAGTTCCTTCCCGTGAGATTGGGCATCTTCCCGGAGATGAGGCAGAAAAAACTGAGGTATACACTCAACCATATGTTGATATTTGCTCAAAACTTTTTGGTAGACATGATGCGTTTCTGAGACTCAAAGAACAACAAGTCATCTCGTTTGTTCCTACCTCATTCATTCGCGGAATGACATGGGATGATTGTATTGTGATTGTGGATGAGGTGCAGAACATGAATGAAATGGAACTTCATACAATCATTACTCGACTTGGTGATCGATCAAAGATTATTTTCTGTGGAGACTATCGTCAGAATGATCTTCAGAAGAAAAACGATATGTCCGGGCTGAAAAAGTTCATGGATATTCTAAAAATGATGAAACATGGAACTGGAATTCTGGAATTTGGTGTGGATGATATCGTCAGAAACTCAATCATCAAGGACTACATCATTGCCAAGATGAACTATGAGGATATGGAAAAAAATGGAAATAGTAATCACACTCGATGAGACAAAAAAGATATTCCCGGAAGATTTATCATGGTACAATGATCTGAATGAGACTTTGCCTCTTTTTGGAATAACAACCAAACAGCAGATTGCTCATTTCATGGCGCAATGTGCTCATGAATCTGGAAATTTCACCATTACTCAGGAGAATCTAAACTATAGTGCTGATGGTCTGATGAAGGTATTTTCAAAGTACTTTCCAAATTTGAACAAGGCAAAACAATATGCCAGAAGACCAGAAGCAATAGCAAATCTGGTTTATGCAAATCGAATGGGAAATGGTTCTGAGGCATCTGGAGATGGCTGGAAATTTCGAGGAAGAGGCTATATACAAGTTACCGGAAAAAACAACTACTTTGATTGCTCGAAAGCACTATTCAACAATGATCAGTTGCTGGTCAATCCAGACATTCTGAAAGAACGCGAGTATGCACTATCATCAGCTTGTTGGTTCTGGAGAAAAAACAAACTGAACGATAAAGCAAATATGGATGATATTCTGGGAATCACAAAAACCATAAACGGCGGCACAAACGGACTTGATGAGAGAAAAAAATACTATGCTAAGTTTAAGACCATTTTCAACCTATAACCATGTAGATGCAGAATACCCAAAACTCGCAGGAAAACTAGAATCGGTCACCAATGAAGAAACTGGTGACCGATTCTATCGCACTCCTGATGGTAAAAAATATGCATCAGTTACCACAGTGCTTAAAGAGCATACCAGACACATCATTGAGAATTGGAAAAAGGCTGTGGGGGAAGAGCAGGCCCAGAAAATTTCCAAAAGGGCATCCAATCGCGGAAAAAAACTTCACAAATTCGTGGAAGATTATCTGGACAATAAGATGATCAAACTCGATGATCCTGAGCAAATTCTTTTGTTTCAGGCTATCGAGCCCCATCTGAAAAGAATTGATAACATTCATGTACAGGAAAAATCCCTGTATTCCGATCATCTTCGTCTGGCGGGAACTGTGGACTGCATTGCAGAGTATGATCAAAAACTGTCCGTCATCGATATCAAAACTTCCAGTAAAGTAAAAACGAAGAATGATATTCATTCCTATTTCATGCAATGTGCGGCATATGCTGTGATGTGGGAGGAACTGACTGGTATGCCCATCACAAATCTAGTGATCATCATGGCAATTGATGGAGGAGATTCCAGAGTCTTCAGGGAGCGCCGTGACAACTGGATTCCTCAATTGCTGAAATATAGAGATATACATGAAAGTAAAGGAGCAAAGAAAAATGTCATCAACATCATCTCAGAAAAAAGTAATACCTTACACCTACCTAAAAAAGTCTTGTCTGAGCAAGGAACTAATCAATGAGGCAATAGAAAATCATGGGCTATTGGATAATGGAGATGATATTTTTGAGAATACTCTTTTTAGTTTGCTTGGTGCGGAATATGGCAAAAAGTTGAATGATGTTATTCTGGAACTTGCGGTTCAGAATCCTTTAGCAACGTCTTTATCTCTGGGAGGATATGAAGAACCGGTATTGTTGTCTATGGCACCTAAAGTCGAATCTGCTCCCAGCACAGATGTGTATGATAAAAAATCATCTAGTAGATGTATGACAGCTGTCTTTTGCTTGTCTGAGGCTATCATGATTGAGTTCATGAAACATGATGAGGAGAAAACAGAGCTTTTTGAACTTGAGTCTGGAGACGCACTGATTTTCCCCAGTAGTTGGACGTACACATGGAAATTTTATTCGGCCTTAGATGACTCAGATGCTACTGTGATGGTAACATGTGTTCTGTATAAATAAAACTACGGGCCAATAACAAACCGCATAGGAGTAGATACGCATGAGTGTGACCACATATATGACCACAAAACTGGCATCTGGAATTGGTGGTTTACTAGGAGGACTTGCCATGATGGCGTTCACAAAACCCAGAACCATTCTGGACGCAACATTGCGAGGTGGAGTATCAACTGGTTGTGGAATCATTTTTTCTGTTCCAATCCTGACATGGCTGAACTTAAACACCAATAATCTGGATATGCAATTGATGGCTGGATGTGTGGTGGGGCTTTTTTCATGGGGAATTTTATCTATGGTTGCCAAATTTTTTGTCAGAGCAGAAAAAGAAGATATTGATGTGGTTGAGGCAATCAAAGAAATTCGTGGAAAGTAACATTGCTCTTGCGCGATAACAATATGTCTGTTACAGTGCAAAAGAAATGTTATGTTGCGAATTCAGTTCGCGATGAGTACACACCATTTCGGCCATTGCTCAGATCATGTAAAAAAAGATTGGCACCAAACACCTGTGATATCGATCTTGAATACTTAAAACAACTTTGGGAATCTCAGAACGGAAAATGTGCGATAACTGGTGTTGACTTGTCTCTGAAAAAGAATTACAATAAGAACTTTCAGGCATCGATCGATAGAATTGATAATTCTATAGGATACAAAAAAGGAAACATTCGATTCACCAGCGTTTCGGTGAATTGGGTAAAGAACAAACTCGATGATGTCCATCTGATGGAATTTATCGAGATTTGTAAAACAGCGTAAACTTGGTATACGGGAAAGCACGTTTGGACGCGAGTTCGATTCTCGCCCGGTCCACCAAAAACATATTTTTTTGAGTCTGGAGTATGTTTTTGATGGGCCGGTACTTGGTTTCGACAATCGGGTGAATTGTACTAATATCGGGCGCTAGTCAAGCACTGACTTAAAATAGAGCAAAATCAATAAATGCAAATGATGCATTCTATCAGGAAGACTACGCACTAGCTGCTTAATCTTTCGGAGCTTCTTTGGTGTCTGTGCTTGGCAACAGAAACAGATACCTCTATTATTATGTCATGTGATCATTTTAGGAGAAAACAATGTTCCGAGAAGCGTTGATCAAACTCATCAAGACAACTTTTTTTTGTGTTGGTGCATTTGTGATCATCTACATCATGAGTAGTGTCATTCAATTTAAGTTTCAGCAGTACAAAGAAAATTCGCAAACACCAGAGCAAGTATCAGCCAAAGAAACATTCAGACAACTTGACTGTCTGGCAAAAAATGTGTACTATGAGGCTTCCAGTGAGCCTTTTGAGGGAAAGGTTGCTGTGGCTCAGGTAACAATTAATCGCTCAAAGCATAAAGAGTTCCCTAGCGATATCTGTAGAGTTGTGCATGAGAAAAATGTATTCTTCAAGAAAGTTATTTGCCAATTCTCATGGTTTTGTGATCAGACATATAAAACAAAACCTGTAAACCATAAAGCATATGAGGATTCCTATGAGGTAGCAAAAAAAGTAATGATTGAGGGTTTTCGTCTGGATAGTATGAAAGAAGCAATCTATTATCATGCCGATTATGTGAACCCTCACTGGAACAAACCGCGAGTTGGTAAAATTGGACGACACATTTTCTATAAGGATACTTAATCATGTCTATTTCTGGTGAACTTTTCAAGAACTCCAACAATTTGTCGGACAAAGCAAAAAAACGATTCTCAGAAATTCTCAAGCTTGGTCTTGTTGATACTTTGGTTTGGCTTGGAATCGTTTTGCTGCATTGCGCCACAATTCCTTCTTTGCTGGCAATCATGTCTGGGCTGACTGATCGAATGCCCTCACTTGATATGGTGTTGTTTATCTGGGCTGCACTGGTCACGTTTATGATTCGGGCAGCAGTCATGAAAGACATTCTGAATGTAATCACAATCGGTGGAGGATTTGTTGTTCAGGCTGTTTTGATGGCTCTGGTACTGTATAAATGATTACATCAGATAAAGTACTTGATCAAATCTCGGACGAACTTCTGATCACCAAGAAGCAATTTGGTTCTGCCAGAGATTTTTCTCTTCATATCGAACAATTGGCTCTGAATGGCAAACTCTCGTATATGGATGCGGTGATTGGTTTTTGTGAAGAAAACAATATCGATATTGAATCAATTGGGCCTCTGGTGAACAAATCTCTGAAGGACAAAATTTACATCGAGGCCGAGGGTCTGAACTTTCTGAGATCATCCTCAAAAAAGAGGAAAAAAACTAAACTCCCATTATGATAATGAACATGGATACGTTTGAGGCATACAGACACTATCTGGCGCTTAGACTGCATTTCACCAGCAACAAATACGATATCATAAAGAATCAAGGAAGAGTAAAATGCTCAAGACAAAAATTTGAGAGAAGGAAAGAATTTTACCCTCTTGAGAAAATTGTCAGAAAGTACAAGGAGGAGCGGGAAATTGTGGATTTTCTGGTTTCCAATTTTGTTTCTGGGGATAGATGGGGGGGCGTTTTTAATGGAGAACAGTCATACGAGGTTTACAATAGCTGGCAAAAAAAAGTTCAGTCATTGAGCTACACTTTTCGCAAGGATATTGATGTTATCATAGAGGAACTGATAACTGATATAGATGATATCGATATCAGAAGTGTTTTGTTTGATGATAATGAATGTCCTCCATCTATCATACGCCTTTATTTGGGAGACAAGGTATCGCTGGAAACACTGGTGATCCTAAATAAATTGTACAATTTTGTTGCATTGTACGATCAGAAGTATCTTGATCGAGACATTCTTATTTGGCCAAAGGTGTCTTTTTTGATAAAGAAGAAAAAAA